TACTCTACCTGACCATACTATCACGGAATCTGACCAAAAAAGAATTGTAGATGAATTTCAGAAAAGAATGGCTGAATACAGGCATCTTTATCGTGATTTGTTTCTGGCAAACTATATGGGACCAACACAAAAAATATTGAGTAGGCACTATGTCCATTCTCTATTGGAGACCGTGATGATGGATTTGAATATTATTCCCACACCCTCTTTGGAAAAATTATTCGCTTGACTTTCCTCACGAATCTGCTATATTCAATAATGTAGTCAGTGAGAGAAAGTGATTCGAAATGATTGTTGCCCAGCCTGCCCTCGACCTAGTTGTGATCCACGAAGAACTCCCCGTTCGGGTCTGGTACAACAACCCTGCCCCTCAGAAAGCCGTCTGGCTCATCAAGCCCAACGGTGTGATGCGGCTCTTCGCCAACGAAGAAGTCTTGGCGATGCCTGTTGCTCCTGCCGCTCTTGCGGCCGAAGCCTTTGCGCCCGTCGTGAAATGACCGCTTGACATTTGATTGCGAATCGAGTATATTATAAAAGTAGTCAGTGAGAAAGGTGATTCGTTATGGCTTATATGAACCAAAGTGAGAAGGCTCGTCTTGCCCCTAAGATTAAGGCAGTCCTCAAGAAGTATAATATGAAGGGTAGTCTTGCGGTTCGCAACTACAGCACCCTTGTTCTCAACCTTAAGTCTGGTCCTCTTGACCTGGTCAACAATGACCGTGGCTATAGCCAAGTTAATTTGTATTGGTTAGCAGACAATTATCAGGGTAAGGAATTGGCCTTCCTCGAAGAAGTCAAAGCCGCCATGCACGATGGCAACCACGATAACAGCAATTCACAGATAGATTACTTCGATGTGGGTTGGTACGTCAACGTAAATGCAGGTGACTGGAACAAGCCATACCAGAAGGTTGCTTGATTGTAGTATGGCCAAAAAATATCAAATTACCCATCTAGGCAAGACACTTCATACCGACCACTGGGTGGACTTGCCAGAGGATAAGTGCTTACAATTGAAGGCTGCGTATTACGAAAAGCCTGATTTTGAACTGGTCAAGAAAAATCTTGAATCAGTATTCAATGGCGGCACTATCATAAGCACCATTACCAGTTACTATGTAAAAGACCTTATGGCCAAGGTGAAACTGGAGTCTCCACGGTGGTCAATTGAAGAGGTATTTGAATCTACGGATTTGATTCGATACTTTTGGAGCAGGGTGCTTTCTAGTGACAAGGTATATCCGAAGACGGATTCAGATATCAAGAACTTTGAGGCTGCCTTGCGGCTTAGTGGTGGTGGCGTTGCAATGAAGCCGTCTAACTACCCAATCAAGTCTGTTGACTCCATTCTATCTAGGTATAATATCAACGGTAAATACTATGACTTCTCTTGTGGTTGGGGCGTTAGAATGCTGTCATCACTGAGGAACCGAGTGGAATATTATGGTACTGACCCGAATAATCTGCTAGTAGAACGTCTCAACCAAATGGCTACTGATTATAATGCCGTGAATGGCACATCGGCGAAGTATGACATCCGATGCCATGGTTCTCAAACGTTTGTTCCAGAGTGGGAGAACACCATCGGTGTAGCATTTAGTAGTCCTCCATATTTCAGCCTAGAAGATTATAGAATTGGTGACCAGTCATATAAGCCAGGTACCACATATCAAGAATGGCTTGATACATATCTAAGACCCACTCTGGAAAACATCAAGAAGTATTTGGTTGATGATGGAAAGATGCTAGTCAACATCAAAGATTTCCTCGATTATAAGTTGTGCGCAGACACAAGAGAGATTGCAGAAAGTCTGGGATTTTATTACGTGGAGTCCCTCACGCTAAAGAATATAACCAGACCCAGTGCCAAGGTAGATATCAATACCGATGAGAGCATTATGGTATTCTCAAAAAAGCCTGAGAAGCCTGTGCCTATCACATTGGACCATTTATTTTCTTGACATTTGCCTGCGAATCGTCTATAAGTGATTATAGAAAGTGAGAAGTTATGTATACCATTGAAGAGACATTGGAATATATCAAGAACCTCGATGGATGGGGTGATTTGATTGATGAGTGGTCGGTAGAACACCGCACAGCCCTCGTATGGAATGAGGAAGTTGACAACGACTCGACTACGGCTCCTTGGCGCACCGCATACATGGTCCGCTACTGGGAGAACAACGAGTGGGTTGATACCCGTTCATACTATACCGCAGACGCGGCGCTTGACTTTGCCCGCGATTTTGTAAACAGTCCCCACCGCCTGCCGTACCCTACCGACTAGTGTTACATGGCAAAAAAGCAACTCTAATAGTGATGGATGATTTTGGTATGGCGTTCTCTAGTGCAGATGTAAGGAAGATTAATACTATCAAGGATATCTTCCGTGCTAAGATGGGAGACTTTGAGGAAGAACTTCCTCAGTCGTATACCCAGTATTTCAAGGACGGCATCATTACCGGCGGTGCTTTTGCATCTCTGTGGCACCATGAAGAGCCTAAGGACTGGGACTTCTATTTCAACGATGGTAATACCATGTCCAATTTTCAGGCTCGGGTGGTGAACGGTGACCCTGCAGGCCTCTTGTTACAATGCGTTAAGGACACTGGACCATACTTCACGCAAGTCCAGGTTGATGGTAAGCTGGTTACCGCTAATGCCGTGACGCTCAAGTGCGGTCTCCAAATGATTACGATGGCAACGGCCACTCACCGCAAGTATTTTGATTTCATCCACTGTATGCCATACTATGACTACAGCAAGGATGAATTGTATATCAGTCCACAACAACTGGACGCCATCAAGCGCAAGCAGATTATACTGAACCCTAACTTCAAGGGCACACCGAAGCCATTCCGTGTGGAGAAATATCTTGACCGCGGTTGGTCTCTATTGACTACCGATACACAGGGCACGATGAGTCATCATGCACTGAGGAAAGTGCCATCGTGGCCACATGAGGGGGCAATGCGGGTGACCAAAGCCGGGCGAGTTGAGGTATTCGCCAGTGGTAGATGGACAGAACCAGCAAAAACCGCTTGACATTTCCTACGAATCTGCTATTATAAGAATATAGAGTGAAAAAGGAGATTGTTATGCGAGTCGAACCTGTTGGTATGAATATTCAAGGTGTTGTGAGCCAGATTTGCAACTTCCTAGCCTATGTCGGTGACTTTTACGCCGAGGGTGGTCTATATGATATGGGTGCGTCCTCGCGCCAGATCCTTGACGCCTTCGACATTTACGCCAAGCGAGTTGGCTACGAGAACATCGCACTGGACTCGGTAGACCGTGAGGCTATTCGTGATATTATGATTGATGAATTTGGATTGGAGTTTCCACACAATGCGACATAAATGGATTGAACAGCTAAACGAGTCCGATAGCCGCCTGCACAAGGAAGATGTCCTTGCGCGGGCACTGGCTGCAGGTGACCATATCTTCCTCAACGGTCTGCGGACATGCTATAATCCGTATATCACCTTTGGTGTGAAGCAGATACCGTCAACGGAGGGCATCACTGGTGCACCGAATCCGTATGTGGAGTTTGATATGCTCCTTACCAAACTGTCTACCAGGCAGTTGACCGGTCATGCAGCCCGTGATGCCATTCTTGGTATGTCCCTCAAGTTTGATAGTGATGAGTGGAACCTGTTCCTTGCTCCTATCTTGCGCCGTGATATGCGGTGTGGTATTAGTGAGAAGACCATCAATAAGGTATGCAAGGGTACCGACTACGTGATACCCACCTTTGGTTGCCAGCTTGCTGCTAACAGCGAAGGACGACCAGAGATGGTAGGTACCAAGTGGCTTGAGCCTAAGCTGGATGGCGCCCGTGTGTTGCTGATGGTCACAGAGGACAACACCGCCACATGCTACAGTCGCAACGGTAAGGTATTTGATAACTTCCCGCATGTGGAACAACAGGTCCTGAGCAATGTGTATGCTATCCGTGCTTACCTTAAAACCAAGGGTGGCTTCGTGCTTGATGGCGAGATTATGGGCAAGTCCTTTCAAGACCTGATGCGTCAAGCACAGCGTAAGGAGAACGTCCAGACACAGGACACCGTGTTCAACGTGTTTGACATTCTACCTCTTGAGGACTTCAAGCGCGGTCACTGGAATGCACAGCTACGCAAGCGGCTTGCAATCCTGACTGAAATGCAGCCTGTATTTGATGCCATGCCTAACGTTACGCGGGTAGATAGCCAGATTGTGGTAGACCTCAGCACCGAAGAAGGCCGCACCAAGCTCCACGAGTATGCCACAGAGATGGTAACGGCTGGGTTCGAAGGCATCATGATTAAGGACATGGAAGCACCGTATGAGTGTAAGCGCAACACCTTCTGGATGAAGTGGAAACCGGTTATCACCGTAGACCTACCTGTCATTGGTCTAGAAGAAGGCACTGGTCGC